ATAGTGAATGAACATCTGTATCTTTTTTTCTTGCCATTGCATCACCTAACTGTTTACCAATTATAGTGAATACATTGTTTTGTTGTTCACGAACAAGTTTATCTGTTAAGATAACTTTGGCTCCAACTTCTGCTGCTGTTAAGTCAACAGTTGTCATTCCAATTTCTTCTTCGTCAACAATGTCCTGACCATCTGTTAGATCAGATACTGTCATTTGTGCTACCTTAGGAACTGTTACTTGTTTAGCTCCTTTAGGAAGGCTGAAGCTCTCTATTAGAGCCATAGCAGGAGCATTATGCTCCTCGGTATATCTAGCTGCTGCGATAATTATCTTACTCGCATTCTCTAAATTACCTGTTGTCGCTGTCTGTGCCATTACGACTACTCCTTATTTATTAAGGTTAATAAATTACCCGATGCCTGCTGCTCTCCGAGCTGCTGCTTCGGTTTCCGGATTACGAACCCCTTGGTTATATTGATCCAATAATCTTTCCTCACTAGAACTAGCATTTGCAGGTGCACTATTACTATCAAAGTTCTGTGTAGGAACTTTGCCTTGCTTTAGTCTAACATTTTCTTCTTTTAATGCTCTAACTTCAGACATATGCTTTGCTGCTGTTTCCATTTCTTGAGGATTTTTGTACTTCAATAGTACTTCAGGATCTACATTGTATTTCTTCCCAAATTGTAAAGATGCTTTAAATTGCCCTTCTCTAAATTCTAATCCTTTTTGGTAATTTTGTTCTACTTGTACTTGCTGTACTCTGTTTTGATAATAAGTATCAGCAGCATATTGTATCTGCTCATTACTATATCCTTGTTGTGCTAACTGTTGTTTATAATTTTCAGTTTCGTACAACATTTGATTTTGCAAGTTTTGTTGTTCTACTTGTTGCAATCTTTGTTGTGTTTGCTGAAGTGTTTGTTGCACATCATTTTCAGGTTGTACAGAACTAGGATAAGTGCCTACATTTTCTTCAGCTTTAGGTGCTGTAGTTTCTGTAGTAGAAGTAGTTTCAACAGATTGCTCAGGTTGTGCCTGTGTTTCTGTTGTAGGTTCTACTGCAGGTTCTGTTGCAGGCTCTGCTTGAGGTTCAGCTACAGGAGCTGTGCTCTCTTCAGGTACCATATTTAATTCAGGTTGTATATTTTCATTTTCGTTTATCATTTGTCCTCCTTATATAAAAATACCAAAATAAATTATATTCGTCAATCCTCTAACATTAAATAAATATCTCTAGACTTAGATGCTAAATCTTTTCTATCTTGAGCAATAAAATAATCTTCTCTTAATTGTTGTGCTCTCATAATTCTTTTATATTCTTTTGCTTCTCCAAGATATTTTATTCTTTCTAAAAATTGATAAGGAATAGGAAGCCTAGATGTATTTCTTGCAATAACTAATTGCTGATCTATAGATAAAGAATTCATTAATTTTTCATATTCTATTTCCCATTGATCCCAATCTATTAATTGTGTTCCTGCAATTCTTACTGAATCAAACATTTTATAATATTTATTTAAAGTATTTTTACTTGCAACATCTGATGGTTCAGGTTCGTCAAACTCTACATCATATCCTATTTCGTATAGCTGACCTCTTCTGTAACTTTTTAACTGTCTATATCTATCATACATATTTCTATTGCCTTCAGGAGTATTAGGATATAAAGCTGTCATGTCAATTAATTCTTTTTGAAACGATTGGTTTATTCTATCTACATCATTAAAGTAAATAGCAAAATCATTTTTACCTCTTTTAACTTGCTCTTCTTGTATTGGAGTTAATTGATCCATAAGACTATGTCTTAGTATATCTTTTTGAAATGGTTCTAAATTATCATAAGGTGCATTCATAATGTCAAATGATGCTTCTCTTAATATAGCAGCAGCTCCCTGTGGATAAGCTCTAAGTCCTGTAAATTCTGAAAGACCTCTAGTAGCACTACCTATTATTTTATCTCCATAATCTAAATTACCATGGCTATTATCAAAGCTAATAGATGACATCCAAAGTGGAGTAACTAATTCTGTAAAAGGAGAAACAAAGTTTGTTATAGTATCTATATCTGATTCACCTTTTCTAAATGTAGGATCTCCCATGTAATCAGCTCCCGTAAAGAAATCCCAAGCAGTTGATGGGGTATAAGCCATTTGGCTTCTTATCCATCGTAATCCCGGATTGTCTTCACTTAAAGATATAAAGCTTTCCCACTCTTCCATGTCTTCTTGTGTTCCTGCTTTATAAAAGAAATTTAATGCTTTACTTAATATTCTAGCATCAGATACAATCTTAGATCCTGCTCCTACTTTTTGTCCATTCATATCAAATAAAAGAAAATCGCTTTTAGATGGATCTAGCATTCTATCTAGTTTAACTTGCAATTCTTCAGGTTCGTCTTCGCCTATAGCTGATGCTCCAATTTGTAATAAAACTGTAGTTAAAGCTAATCCTGTAGCTGTATTAATTAATGCTTTTTGTGCAAGATATCTTCTTAAAGGATCTCCTTGGAAAGCTTGAACAAACAAAGCAGCTACAGCTCTTCTATATCTAGGAGCTAATAATAATATTGATTCCCATATACTTTGATTAGGGTTTATTCCTTGCATACCTGAACTAAACAATCCTCTCATAGAATTTACATAATCAACAATAACTTTTCTTTGAGATGCTTGTGTAGCAGCATCTGCAGTTGTATCAACTAAATAATCTAATCCTTTTAATAACTCAAATCCTGCTATATCTAATGTGTGATTAAAAGCATTTTCAAAAGATGCTCCTAAATTACCTGTAATTCTATTAGCTCTAAATGCTTCTCCTAATCCTGTGTTTTTAACTATTTCAAAAACCTCATTGCTATCAGATGTTAAAAATCCTTGATTAAAATATTTGTTTAATATATCTACATTTTCTTTTTTGTTTCTATAGTTTTGAATAAATATATCTCCTGCTTGTTTATCTTTCATAGTTTGAAAAAAGACTTTAACAAACCCTCGTGCTCCTTGTGCATTTACTTCAGGGTGATTAAATAATACAGGTAACAAATGTATATTAAATATAGAAGCATCAAAACCTAAAGCTACCATTCTTTGTAAAGCATTAGCCTGTGACCACCATTTAATCATTCCTTTTACTTCTGATCTTTCTATTGTTGATTGAAAGCTATTTCTAAATGCTTTTAACTTATCAAAAGTTCCTGCAGGAGCATCATCTTTTACTTTAAATATCCAATTTTCTAATTCAGCAGGAGATTTAAATACTACTTCGTTACCATGTATAACATCTTGTTCAGCAGCATCTGCTACTATTTTTTCATATTTTGTTAAGTTGTTAGTATAAATGTTTTTTTGTTTTTCTAAAAACAATTCCATATTTTTAACATCGTAGTTAGAGTTAAAGGTTCTAAACCAAGACTCTCCAATTAAATTTTCCATATATTTTATCTCATCCATATCTGTTGGAAGCATGATTGAAGAAAAAGGATCGTTTTCAGTTAATCCTAGATCTTGTAATAATATACCAACTTTTTCAAATTCGTCTAATTGTGGATTAACTAGAGCTTGAAGTTCGCTTTCTCTTCTTAAAAGTTCTGTCAGTTGTTCCCTAGATAAAACTCCTTCCATGGGCATATCATTTGCACTATTTTTTATTCTAGTTTGTATTTCTGCAAGTTCGTTATTATTCTTGTTTATCTCTGCCCTTAATACTTTTAAATATTCACCTATACTATCTTCGGGTTTTACTAGATTAGGATAAAGCCTTGCTCTTTCTTTTTGAATTTGAAATATACTATCCATAACTTGTGGTAATCGTTTACCAAATTTGTCTTCATCTAAAAATCCATTTACTCCGTAACTCATTCCTTTTATAAAATCTTGATTATCAAAATCTAGATTCTTAGGACTTCCACTTGTTTCATATACTGCTTTTAAATCATACAAATGTTGAATACGACCAAATATTTCGTTCAATTCTCTTCCAAATGTTTGATATACATATTCTTCTACGAACAATTCAGGCCCCTCTATAAATGGTGGTTCTCCGTATACTTCTTCAAAATATCTAATATATTCTGCCCTTAGTTCATCTCTTCTAGTTTGAAGCTCCAAGATTTCTTTATCTATTTCATTATTTAAATTAGTTTTATAATCTTTAATAAGAATTCTTAATCGTTCAGTTAATTGTTTTTTAGTAGGCTTTACATCTAAAGATCCTTCTACTAAATACTCATATCCCCATTTAGACATTCCTATATTTTGTTGAATATTTTCAGCTAAATATCCATCAACTGTTGCAAAGCCCATTATCCTTCTTGCCCATGCTAAAACAACAGCAAATTCCATAGTATCGTTTATTGTGTCTACAGGTATTATGTTTCCATTAATATCTACTTGAGGCCGATCACTACCTTGGTAAGTTGGTTTAAATTCAGGAAATATTTCTAAAATTACATCATCTACCATCAATTCTGCTTCTTGTGCAAATTTCTCTAGTTCTTCTTTTGTATAGTCTACAACATTTTCTAAAAAAGTTTCTCTTAAATTTTTAACTACTTGCTCACCTGTTTTGTCGTGATATATATCAGATATATCTACTCCTGTAGTTCCTACTATTTTTTGTATTTGTCTTAATAGCTGAACATCTTCAGGACTTAATCCGCCTCCTAGTTTTTCTAAATTATTGTATTCTTCTTGCAACGATTTTTTTTCATCAAGAAGTCTACCTAAAAGAACATCTTCTTCTCCTGTCATTCTTCCTTCAAACAATTTTTTTTCTAAATCATTTATAGTTCTGTCCGTACTTTCTATTTTATTTTTTAAAGTTAATAGTTTAAAATTTTCTTCTGCAGTTCCTGTTTTCATTTTAGCTAATATAGTATCTATATTTTTAAGTACACTTTCTGCTTCTTGTATATTAGCTAACACAGCAGGTTGTACAGAAAAATCTCCATTATTATATTTATCTACTATGTCTTTTATTTCTTTATCTGTAAGATTAAGTTTTTCTTTTAATCCTTTATCTCTTAAAAGTATTTCGTACACCCTTGCTTTTTTACTAGCAACACTAATAAACTCATCTAAGTTTCCTGCTTTAACTTCTTTTATTAACCATTTAGAATGTGATTGTGTCATAGCTCTACCAAGCCTAGACTGTGTAGACATTTTTAAAGCATCATCTAAAGAAGCATATCTATATCCTTCTAAGTTAGCTAAATTAATTCTAGTTAATTTTCTTTGAGATTCTGAACCTGTTCTTTGTCCTACTTGCCAAGCAGTTCCATCTTTTCCTATTATTGCAATATCTCCTGTTACATTATCAGGATTTAATTTAACAACAAATTTTCTATTAGCATATCCTATTACATTATTTTTAAATTCATATAAAGGATCTCCTTCTTTAGTACCTCGCAATCCTGCATCTTGTGCAAGTTCTTCTAGTTCTTCTTTTGTATAAGTTAATAAATCTAATACTTCTCTATCATCTCTTCTTTTTTTAGGCCTTCTTCTTGTAGGATCTACTTCTTCAGGATCCCAAAATCTTGCCATTTCATCTCTTGTGTATTCATTAACTTGTTGTATTCTTTTTAACATTGCTTTTTGATCTTCATTTAAAAAAGATCCCCATCTACCAAATTGGTTTTTCATAGGGTTAGGACTTTCTTCTAATATTTGTGCAACTGATATTTGCTCAGGATCTATTCCTCTTCGATTTTCAGGAGCTGTTCTTCTTAATTTATCTAAAAGTTCTCCATCTCTAATAAAAGAAAAATTCTTTATACTTTCAGGATCTGTTATATCTAATCTTTTTTCTGTAGTTCCAAACAATACAGGCATTTCATTCACTCTTACAAAATCCATTAACCTTGCTGTGTTTCTTCTTACTAATTCTTCTCCTCTAAATATTCCTATGCTTGCTGCATGTTCAAGTTTTCTTACATGATTTATAGGATTAAATACTCTTCCAAAACTGTGCATAAATTCCTGTACCCCTGTAGGTAATCTATCTATAGACCTTCCTATCCAAGAATCTCCTAATTCATTTTTAGTATGTTTTATTAATCCTTGTGTTATTTCAGCTTCAATATTGTGCAATGAAGGTTTTAAATCGTTTAAGTTTTCTGTATAAACAGGTGTTTCTGTTTCACGAAATTGTGTAGGATCATTAACATCATAACTTTGTTTAGCTTTAGTCATAGGGTTTTCAAACCAACTTCTAGTTACAGGAGCTGCTTGTAAAGCTTTACCCATTCCTTTAGCTACTCCTAATCCTGCCACTCCTCCTACTGCTCCTCCTGCAAATGCTGCTACTATACCACCTGCAACTCCTCCTTTTTCCTCTCCTTTTTTATAAGCATAATGTCCTGCTGCTGTTAAACCTGTTTCACCAAGTACTCTTGCAGGTAAGGCAGCTCTTCCTCCTCCTACAGGATCAACCATTGCTGCTAATCCTCTTCTAGCAAGATTAACTTTTCTTGCTCCCAATGCTCCTTGCACTCCTCCTCGCAAAGCAAATGCTGCAGGGCCACCTAATAAAGCAGTTCCTGCTGTTAACCCTACATCAAAAGGTGTAGTTAATTCAGTTGCAAATTCTGCTACAGGTCTTATCCAATCAGGAGCTCCTGCTACTGCTTCTTTAGAAACCATAGGTGTAAACCAAAATCCTCTGTCTTGTGGAGGTGGAGGTGGTGGTAACATTCCTATAGATGGAACAGATGGCAACCTTCCAAAACCTTGTGTATTTGTTTTTGGAAGTTGTTGTGCATTTATAGTTGGAGGTGGAGGTGGTGTGTATTCTCCAAAAGGCTGTGGTAAATTATTATTATTCATTAATAGTATATAAACCTAGTTGACGGAGCAAATGCTCTTGTGCTTTGTCCTCTTTGATAAGGAGTTAATCTTTCAAATCTTTCTTTAAAAGGATCTGCAGAAGATAAGTAATCTGAAAATCTTAAATCAGGTATTTCTCCTTCCCTAGCCATTCCTCCTAATTTTCCAAGATATTCATTATAGATATCTTGGAAAGATTCCTGATAAAACTTTTTTCTTGTAGGATCTACTTGTCCTGATGGTCTAGTATAAAATTCTGCTGCTCCGGGTGAACTATAGTATGCAGCACTAGGAGATGTTTCTAAAAACTCTTGTGGTAAATAATCTTCAAAAGGATTACCTATATCTGTAGCTTGTGTAATATTATATCCAAAAGTTTGTTTTTTAGCAGGTGGAGTATACCCCCAAGGTTTTCCTGTATCAGGATTTGTTGCTCCCCAAGTTGTTCCTCCGATTTCAGGTATCCTTTGAAAAAATTTACTTGTTGGATCAGCCGCTTGTTCAGGACTAATTATATAATTTATTTTATTTGCCATATTATCTTCCTATCTAATAAATCGATCAAATAAATTATTTGTTAGATAAGCCATAGGATTAAGTGCATAAGCCCCATATTCCTGCCCAAAATTTATCATATCCTCTAGTCTTTGCTGTCTTCTGTCTAGTCGAACATCAATCCAATTAGGATTAGAGTAATTATTATAAATATCACTTGTCCGTGTTCCAGATCCTCCCCATGGACTCAAAAAAGGATCAGCTATAGGGCCTGTCCAATCTTGTCTGTTACCATACAACATCTCTTCATTTGCAGGTGGTAATAAAGTATTAGCAAACGAAGAAGGGTCAAATACAGGAGCTACGACAGGGTCTACTACAGGTGCTACCATAGGTTGATTTTGTATTCCCATACTTCCTATAGGAGTCCCTACTCTTTGTATAGGTTCATATACAGGAGGTAAATACCCTGTTCCCATTGTTGTAGTTCTTGCAAAATCTGATACAGGATTACCTCCTCTTCTTAATATATCTTGCATATCAGAAGCAGGTGCTGCACTAGGAAAGTTTAACATTCCTGATAATGTGTCAGGATTAAACGGCAATGTAACATCGCCAAACCGCAGATTTGACAATCCTCCTTCTACTTCAGAATGGCCCCAACCTTCAGAAAATCCGGGCATTAAAGGCCCTGCTTGTCTATCAGCCATTCTTTCCTGTAGCATTTCTCCTGCAGGATTCATTCCCATTGCTCCCCAATGAGCATCTGCATTATAACTAGGATCTGTTCCACCATACGAATATCCACTATATGTTACATTAGGTGGCATCCCTCCTGTAAATCCCGGAGGCAAAGGCGGTGTTTCTATAGCATTATAATATTGATTAAAGTCTTCTTTCATTGTCATAATAATTCTCCTTATTATCTCATTACTATTCTATTATATTGTGGTGCATACCATTCAGGTACTAGTCCTATTCCTTCTAATTCAAATGGTCTTTTCATTGGAAAATTTAATTTACCTTTTTCAAAATCTTCTTTTAATTTTAGCCTTGCATATTCTGCTTGCATTGCAAGTGCATTAGGTTGACTTCCTGCTTGATAAAATTGCCTTGTAGGGGAACCCAATCCTAATCCTTCCATTAAACTAGAATTGTATGTTAGTGAATCAACTCTTGGAGGTGGAGGCATAGGTATATTTTCAGGAATCATTTGTGTGGGGCCTGTAAATTGATTAGCATAAGGAGAAGGAACAAGTGCTCCTATCCTTCCTACATCACCTGAAACTCTTGATCCAACAACTCCGGGTGGAGCATACATTGGTGAAGCTACTTTCATAGTAGGTGATCCAAGTCCTCTTCCTTCCATAGCACTTACACCCAAGCCTTGTGGCATATCTGCAGCTCCTATATTTTCCATTGTAGAAATTGGAGTAGTTCCCGATCTTCCTCCTGTTATAAAGTCCATATAATCTGCAGACAAATTCTTTTGCCCTTGATACTTAGGAGTTTCAGTAGGAGCAGGAGAAGGAGCTTTAGTATATTTAGATACATCTCCAAATACTTTTGGAACATCTGTCCGCGGAGTTCCTGTTGGAAATCTTGATCCCGGAGCTCCTGTAAAAGAAGTTTTTTGTTTATAGTCCTTTTCCATCTTTGCTTGAAGATCAGATGCTGCTTTTTGTGCATCAGCTCCTGCAATATTTATATCAGTACTTACTATTTTGCCTATTAAATCAGCAGGAGAGTTTATAGTATTGTCATAATAAGTTGTTTTTTTCCCTTTTATGATATCGTAAATCTGTATTATATTTCCGTTTGCATCTCTTTGTACCATAGCATTTGTAATTGGTTCGCCTTTTCATTTAATCCCCCTTTGTAAGATTCTCTTGATGTCCCTCCTGTTGTAGATTTTGTTTGTATAGTAGGTGCATTAATAGGAGAATCTGTTCCTGTTATCATATTATTTGTTACACTAGCCCCCGTTTTAGGAACTCCTGCATCCATATCCACAGGAGCTGTTGCTGAAACATTTACTGTAGGTGCTTGAGCAGTAGGTGCTTGAGCAGTAGGTGCTTGCATTTGCATAGGATTTCTTCCCATAAACGGATTCGTACTTTGCCCATAATTAATCATTCCACCCGGCATGCCTATTAAATTACTAGGGGTATTTAATTGCCTATTATATAAATTCATTACATTTCTTGATGCTGCATCTCTTAACTGATAAGGAAGAAGATTTGTTAAGTTATCTCTCAAATCTCTTTCTGCTCTAGCTCCTTTAAAAGGATCGCTTTCTGT